ACCAAAATCAATGGAAAGAATTGTTCAAATCAAAGGCAAACAAAACGCTGCGCCTACCGCTAAGTATATGCCTGCTGTTCACGACTTTGTGCGTTCAAAAGATTGGTCAAGTGTTGGGGATTTAGACAATACTTACCTTTATGATTTAAGCCAACCGTTTTTAAATCCAGAATTACAAGAAATGGTAAAACAAAAGCATGGTAAATTTGCAACTGATGATGAAATAAACGCATTGCAAAATGAATTTTACGAAAAAAATAAAGACATACCTTTTAAAGGCTTTGCCAACGGTGGTGAGGTATCTATGGATGATTTACACTTTAATGATGATGATGCATTGCGTATGTATCACCAAGAAATGGATCGTATGGGTGACAAGATAAGCAATACCGGTGCATCTAAAAAGACAGGTAAAGGAACAGCACGAGTTAATTACAGCACACTCACAAAAGGTGAAATCGGCAAAGAAATTGCGTTACATACATTGATGGCAAACTATGGTGTTGATGTAGGTGATTTAAACCTAGACGCTGGACTAATTAAGCCAATGGAAGCTGATGGTCTATATATTGGCGACTTAACTGGTTCACTTCCACTTGGCGAAGGCCGTGCATCTTTAGGAGTTCAAGGCATACATTCAAAATATGATGATGGGTTGTCTGGATATACTGCGGGATATAATGGAAAGGTAGGTGATGGAAATCTTAGCGCAAGATACTTTGAGCCAGCAGATCACAACAGTGCTGGTCGTCAAGTTCAACTTGAATATGCTATGCCGTTTGCTAAAGGCGGTGAAGTTAAAGACCTACACAACAAGTACGAAGAAAGTGACTATGGTTATGGCAACAGACCAGACAAAACCAAGAAAGGACTAGGCTACTTCGGAGAGCTTGAGCGTCCAGACGGTACAGGCGTGATGACTGAATATTCAATTGGCGTGCCTATCAATGGTGAAGAAATGGATGTGCCAACGCTAATTCCTACACTAACACCTGACGAGATCCGTCTTATTCTGCACATGCAAGACGGTGAAGATATGCCACGCAGTATTGTGCATAAAGCCATTGACCATGCACATCAACGCTTATCAGAAGGCAAACCCATCTTTGCAACAGAAGAAGACTTATACGCACACGGTGGTATTGTTGACGTGCTTCACAATGACGCGATTGAGCAAATCATGAAAGCATTTATGGACAGCATGGAGGATGAGCCAAAAGAAGACGAGCCGGCTGCCGTATCAATTCAAATCACAACGCAATCGCAACCACTAAAAAGTGGTAAGATACCCACATCAATAAGAGAGGCAAAGCATGGCTAAGAAAATTGAAGACGATTACATTGATGATGATGAAGACGAGTTGGAAGGTGAAGACGTAGAGTTTGATCCAGACGAAGAATCTGACATTGAAGACACAGAGGATGGCGGTGCTATTCTTAAGTTAAAAAACGATAAAGACGAAAAAGAACAATCAGCGCACTTTGCTAATATCATCGATGAAGTAGATCAGTCAGACTTGTCTGACATGATTGAGGATCTACTTGAAAAGATTGATCGTGATAAAGAAGCACGCGAGAAACGCGACAAGCAATATGAAGAAGGATTGCGCAGAACAGGTCTTGGTGATGATGCACCAGGTGGCGCACAGTTTACTGGTGCAAACAAAGTTGTACATCCAATGCTTGTCGAAGCGTGCGTGGATTTCTCTGCGCGTGTGATGAAAGAGATCTTCCCAGCTAACGGTCCTGTCAAAACAAAGATACTAGGCGAGCAGGAAAAAGAAAAACTTGCAAAGGCACAGCGTAAAGCTGACTTTATGAACTGGCAGCTAACTGAGCAGATGCCTGAGTTCAGAGGTGAGTTAGAGCAACTTAGCACGCAGTTACCACTTGGCGGTGGTCAATACCTCAAGTTGATGTGGAACAATCAGTACAAGCGACCACAAGCGGAGTTTATCGCTATTGAAGACGTTTACCTGCCGTTCGCTGCAACCAACTTTTATACGGCAGAGCGTAAGACACATGTACAATACATCACTAAGATGGAATATGCGCGTCGCGTTAAAGCGGGTATGTATATCGATGTTGATTTAGGTTACGCAAGTGATCCTGAGTATAGCAAATCATCACAAGCCAACGACAAGATTGAAGGCAGAAAGGAAAGCAGCTACAACGAAGACGGTTTGCGCACCATTTTTGAAGTCTACACGTTCTTAGACTTTGGTGATGGTATGGAACCATATATCTTAAGCATCGACAAAACAACCAGCGAAGGCGTTGCACTCTACAGAAACTGGGAGCCGGACGATGAAAACAGAAAAGAGCTAGACTGGATTATTGAGTTCCCATTCGTTCCTTGGCGTGGTGCTTATCCAATTAGTTTGACACAAATGATTGGTGGCTTGTCAGGTGCGGCTACTGGTGCATTGCGTGCATTGCTTGATTCAGCGCACATTCAAAACGTACCAACATTATTAAAACTTAAAGGCGGTCCTAACGGTCAGACTATCAATGTTCAGCCAACAGAAGTTGTTGAGCTTGATGGTGGCGCAATGGTGGATGACGTGCGCAAGATTGCTATGCCACTGCCATTTAACGGTCCATCACCTGTACTGTTTAGTTTGCTTGGATTTTTAGTGGATGCTGGCAAAGGCGTGATTCAAACATCGTTTGAGAAGCTATCTGATCAAAATCCTAATCAACCTGTCGGCACTACAATGGCATTGATTGAACAAGGGATGGTGGTATTCAGTTCGATTCATGCGCGTTTGCACAACTCGATGGATCGCGTTCTGAAAGTATTGCATCGCATTAACTCTGCGTACCTAACCGTTGAAGACTTGAAAGCATACGAAGCTGGACTTGAAATTGATCCGTCAGACTTTGATGGTCCGATGGACATCATCCCAGTCAGTGATCCTGCTATCTTTAGTGAAACGCAACGCTTTGCACAAAACCAAGCGATTTTGCAACGCTCGCAATTGTTCCCGCAGATGTACAATCAACGCAAAGTTGAGGAAGCGTTCTTAACGGTCATGAAGTTATCGGCTGATGATTACTTGCAACCCGAACCCGGAAAAGAGGATATGGATCCTATTTCCGAAAATGTTGCAGCGTCAATGGGAAGACCAATCTATGTGCTACCCAAACAAGATCATCTAGGTCACTTGATGACGCACATGGCATTTTTGCAATCACCGTTGTTTGGCAAAAATCCTGCTATCATTACGAACTATCTTTATCCTATTTCACTTCACTTGCGTGATCATCTATTGAACTATTACTTAACCGAATCACACAAAGCAGCATCTAAAGCAGAAAAAGATGATGTGATTGGCAATGATGTATCTGAGCAAGTTAGCTTGATGATGAAAGTGCAACAATTTATCGAGCAACAATTAGATGGGTTTGGTCAAGAGCTTGCAACGATTACGCAAGAAGCACAGCAGTACAAACCACAACCGCAGTTGCCTCCTGATAACACCATGCAAGTTGCACAGCTCAATGCACAAATTCAGCAATCTGCATTGCAACAACGTGCGCAATCTGATCAGGCTAAATTGCAAATTGAACAAGCTAAGTTGCAACAATCACAACAAACTGATCAAGCTAAAATGCAACAATCGCAAGAAATTGAAAAAGCTAAACTTCAATTAGCTTCTCAACAAAATGCGATGGAGATGCAACGTGATGCACAACGTGAAATGGCAAATGCAAAACAAGCTGCATTTGAAGCACAAGTAGAAAACCAACGATCAGCCGCTGAGATGCAGGCAAGAGAGCGCATGAACTCTGCTGATAACGAAACAGCGATGCGACTTGCGCAAGCTGAGATGCTTAGTGGTGAAAAATTTGGTGTCAGCACTGGCACTGGAATCAATCCTAATCCTTAATGGAGATATGAAATGAGTGATACAAAAGGCAAAGAAGTACCCATGACTGGCGCGTTTGTTAAACAACACAAACGCATGGCAGCCGGTGAAAAGCTAGACGGACAAAAAATGCCAAGTGCGCCAAAAGAGTCTAAGACTCCTGCATGAACATTGAGTCAAAATTACTCAATCGCCTTAAAGAGTCACAGCTTAGATACAGTGTTGACTCTTTAAAGCAACCAGTACAGCGCGATGCTTTTGAGTATGGGCATCGCACTGGTGTGGTAGCAGGTTATGAAGCTGCCATCAACGTACTCTTAACTTTAATTGACGAGGAAAAATATCGTGACAACGATTTATGAGAATGCTTTAGCTGAGGCTTTCCCTGCTGTAGAAGCAGGCATCCAGCCTTTTGGGAGCCGCGTTCTGGTGCAGATTCGTACTCCAAAAAGTACATCGGCTGGCGGCATTATTTTAAGTACCGACACAAAAGACACAGAGAAGTGGAACACACAGGTGGCAAGAGTTGTGTCGATAGGTCCGGTGGCTTTTAAGAATCGAACAACCTTAGAGTCATGGCCTGAAGGCGATTGGTGTCAAGTAGGTGACTTTGTGCGTGTAGCTAAGTATGGTGGTGATCGATACGAGGTACCAGTAAACAACAACGAATCTGCAATGTTTGTAATATTTAATGACCTTGACATTATCGGCAAGGTTTTAACAGATCCACTAAAAATTAAAGCATTCATCTGATAGGAGATGGGACGATGGCAAACGAAATATTAAATGAAGACGACGAATTTGATAACGAAGACAATGACAGCGACATTGTTATTGTTACGGATGATTCAGATGATGAGGATCAAGACGAGCGAATTCTTGGCAACGATGCAAATGATGATGAACGTGCCGCTATTCGTGAACGTAGACGAAAAGAGAAAGTAGAGCGAAAAGATAGAAAAGACACAGCAATCAAACGCGACAAGATGGAGCTTGATTTCCTTCGTAAGCGTAATGACGATTTAGAACGCAGATTAACCGCACAAGAAACACGCTCGCAAAAGTCTGACATCAATAATATTGACTCGCATTTGCAACAAGCCGTGAATGAAGTTCACATGGCAGAGCGCGTAATTGAGAAAGCAGTTGATGCTGGAAATGGTGCAGATGTTGCACAAGCTATTCGACTGCGTGATCAAGCTATTTCGCGTGCCAAAGAGATCCATGAGATTAAACAACAAGCAGAGCGTCAAAATGCACCGCAACAACCATCGATTGATGAGCTGACTATGTTCCATGCTCGTGAGTTTATGGATGACCATAAATGGTACGATGCAACAGGTGATGACGAAGATTCTGCGGTAGTTTTGGCTATTGATAAACGTCTTGCAAAAGAAGGTCTTGATTCGCGCACTGAAGAATACTGGGACGAATTGCGCAATCGTATTGAAAAAAGATTGCCACATAAATTTGGCAGACAAGCAGGACGTACACCGCGTGGCGGTCCTAGCGTTGGATCTGGTCGTGAGCATGCACCAACATCAACGCGCAAAGAGATTTACATCAGTCCAGAAAGAAAGCAGGCGTTAATGGAAGCTGGAGTTTGGGACGACGCGACATTAAGAAATAAATATGTCAAGCGTTACGCTGAGTACGATAGAAAGAATAAAAATTGATTTTTAAAAATTTTTTACTATATAATTTACACAACCGCTGAAAGGAGCGAGTCATATGACAACAACAGACGAACGCATTAGATCAAACAAACCCGCTGGAAACGATATTCGGACAAGTCGCACGATGAAAGATCGAGCCATAGAAGAAAATCGAGAAGTCACAGACGATGAGCGAGTTGAAATGTTCCGTCAACAATTTTTTAATTCGTCTTTACCGGATTTACCCAGTATCGATGGCTGGCACACCTGCTGGCTTACAACGACGAACCCAAGAGATTCAATTCACACGCGCATGCGTTTAGGTTATGAAGCAGTAAAGCCTGAAGACATTCCAGGCTGGGAATATGCCACACTTAAAACAGGCGATTGGACAGGATTTATTGGTGTGAATGAGATGCTTGCATTCAAATTGCCAAACTCATTGTACTTTAAGTACATGAAAGAAGCTCATCACGATGCGCCACTCCGTGAAGAAGAAAAACTTACGGATACCGCTGACTTTTTAGAGCAAAGCGCAAAAGCATCGAAATCACGTTTGTCTATTGGTGAAGGTAACATGGAACTAGGCGATGATAGAGAGGCTCTTTTTGACCTCTAAACCATCTAATTTTTAGGAGCTATTATGTCTACAACAAGCGCACCTTATGGATTTAGACCTTCTTTCCACAACAGTGGTCAGATGCGTCCAAAAGCCTATACAATCGCAAGCACTTATGCGGCGTCTATTTACTCTGGTGATCCAGTTAAATTAGTCACAGCAGGTACAGTTCAACTTGGTACTTCAGACGGTACACGTTCTGGTACAACTGATGGTATTTCATTACTTGGTATTTTTGCCGGTGTTGAATATTTAGACTCAACCGGTAAACCAACCATTGCGCCATTTTGGACTGGTGGCACTACTGGTACAAATATTGTTGCTTGGGTTTATGATGATCCAGAAACTTTGTATGACGTTCAATTTGCAAACCCAGGAACAGCGGGAACTGATTCAGTTCAAACTGCTGTTGGTGGCGAATGCGACTGGCGCGTGGCTTCACCAGGTGGTTCAACATCAACTGGTATCAGCTCAACATACTTAACACCAGAAGTCGCGACATCTGGTAATTTCCAGATTACCGGTTATGCTTATCTTGTTACCGATTCACCAACTGATGCATTTGTAAACATGAGCGTTCGATTGAACGAATCACAATACAAAGCACCTGTTAATACCATTTAAAGGAGAATATAAATGGCTACTCCTATGAGAAGTACGGACTTTAGATCCGTAGTAGAACCAATCCTTAATGAAGTATTTGATGGTGTTTACGATCAACGTGCTGATGAATGGAAACAGGTTTTCACCGAGCAAAAAGGTATTGCGCGTAACTATCACGAAGAACCCGTTTTATACGGATTCGGTGCTGCGCCTGAATTACCTGATGGTATGGCTGTTACTTATCAATCAGGTGGTGTGTTGTTCTTACAACGTTACTTGTACAAAGTTTACGGTCTTGCGTTTGCATTAACCAAAGTATTGGTTGAAGACGGTGATCATATCCGTATTGGTCAAACATACGCTAAACACTTGGCGCAATCTTTGGTTGAAACAAAAGAAACATTAGCGGCTAACATTTTGAACCGTGCTTTCAACGGCTCATATACTGGTGGTGATGGCGTATCTTTAATTTCTACATCGCATCCTATCGTTTCTGGTACATTCAGCAATCAGTTAACTACTGCCGCTGCATTATCACAAACATCTTTGGAACAATTGTTAATTCAAATTCGCAACGCTGTTGACAACAACGGTAAACGTATTCGCTTAACACCAAAACAAATCGTTACCGGTCCAAGCAACGTATTTCAAGCTGAAGTGTTATTGAAATCAGTTTTGCGTGCTGGTACTGCTGACAATGACATCAACCCTGTTAAATCTTTGGGTTTACTAGGTGACGGTCAAGCTAACTTATCTCGTATCACTTCTACAACTGCATGGTGGGTTCAAACTGATGCACCTGAAGGTTTGAAACTGTTAATGCGTCGCCCATTAGAGAAATCTATGGAAGGTGACTTTGAAACAGACTCAATGAGATATAAAGCGACAGAGAGATATGTGCTCGGATGGACTGATCCGCGCGGGATTTTTGGAACCGCTGGCGTTTGATCCCTTGTAAATCAAGCGTTTAAGTTAAAAATGGGAACCAGCTTCGGCTGGTTTTCTTTTGTCTATTGATTAAATTTAATTTATGATAGACTAATATCATCTGGAAACCTTTAACGCTATGCACGACTGACCAGACAGACGACATGAAGACTGCATAGTAAAACCTTTCATGTGAGGTACACATAATGGCTAATACACATTTTACCGGTCCGGTCTATTCTA